CCTTCCTTGTGAAGAAGATTTATAGTACTACGTTTACGTGTACGTCTCCTTCAAAGATCTTTGTAAAGGTATCAGCGTCAACAGATCCTGTGACATCCATTCCTTTATCAGCCTGGAAGTCCTTGATTGAAGCTACAGTCTCGTCGCCTAGCCAACCATCCTTGTCAGCGTCAGCGTCCTTGTAACCAAGTTCGATGAGTCGACGTTGTAGATGATGTACTGTCAATGACTTGCGTGCATAGACATTCTTGTAAATGCAGTTAGCAAGTATGACATCATCGACGTCTTCTCCACTGACTGCTTGGCTAACCTGAGGTTGCTGTACAACTACAGGTTCTGGCTCAGGTGTAGGCTCCTCGGCAATTACTTGCTCGGGCTCTACGACAGGAGCTAATACTTCTTCTTCGACTACCTCAACAGGCGCATCAACTTCGATGTCGTCTGTAGGCTCGATGTTAATTTCTTCAGTCATGTGAATACTATATTCCTATCCTGAGATTATGACTTAGGGAAATCGGCTAGCCAGCGTGTTACCGCAGGCTCAACTGCATCACCGTCGTAGGCATTAGGACCTAAGCCCCATGAGCTCCAGTCCTTACCTCCTGCAGTCATGTAGTAGGCAGCCTTGGCGTTAGCTACAGGGTCAAATAGGTCAGCCATCTTAGTGATGCCTACCTTGTCCTGAAACTTAGCCAGGCGGTCAGCGCCCATGCTTCCAATCATGTTGATTTGGAATAGGCCGTATGAATTGTCGCCAGTGTTGGCGTTCTTGTTGTGAGAAGTGGGATGCCCCCTTGACTCACGCATGACAACTGCCCATGCTGTTTTGAGAGCCTTGCCCTCAAAACCAACAGCCGCAAGCAGCTCTACGAGCTCGTACGACGTTAGTTCCTTTGCATCCTCTAAAGCTAATAAAGGATTAAGCTGCTCGATCTGTATGATGTGCTCTGGTACTATTGTTGGACTCACCGCGGCATTGCTTGTAAGCATTGATACCGAGAATATTCCAATTGTTATTGCCGTAATATAGGCTACGGTCGACATTGCTATTCCACGTAATGTGAGTTTTTGCAACGCTAGTTCGCCTCCTTAGGTCGGGGATGGGACAACCCATTGAGGTTCCAATGAGCTTCTTGCTACCGCTACGCTTCTCAAGCTCGCGCTTGTCCTCTACCGCTTGCGTAGGGCCGGAGATAAAAAGGGATGACATAGTCGTATCCTTTCGTCTCTCCGTAGTAGGCTGTTTGCCTGGTGTTAATAATACCACATATAAAGCAGAACAGGCACCCGTAGGCGCCTGTTGGCTAGACTTAATTCTTTTCTATATTTTTCTGTATCTTCCTCATGAGAGGGCTAAGCAGAAAATATAAACCTTCCTTAGCATACTCAAGATCAGATTCTGCCCTAGCTCTCTTCTTAGCTCTACGAGTAGAGTGCTGGATGGCAGTAAGTATTGGACTGTCATGTACTAATCCATGTAGTGGCATTGTTACCACCTCCTTTCCTCTTGATGGCTTAATTATATCGCCATTTTCAAGGAAAGTAAACCCCTCCCCAGGGCGAACCCAGGGAGGGCTTACGTTTAGACTGTCTGAGCTAGGCATGCCCAGGCCACCGCAGATAACCCAAGGGCAAGGGCAAGTGTGCCTTTATCCGGGGTTAGAAGGGCAGTAAGTACCGCTAGGATGGATAGGACAGCCGAGATAACAGCTGGCCAGATGAGGCTTTGCAGCCGCAAAAGGAATCTATCCATTAGTTACTTAGCCTTACGGGTTTTACCCTTTAGACGATCTGACGTGTTGCGGATTGGTGTGCCGCTTTCCGCGATGAGCTTGCGAGCCTTACCGTAGGTAATACTCAGCTCTGTAGCTACTTCATCTACAGACTTCCCTGCTGTGTAAAGCGCGGCTGCCTGGTTTGATGTTATCGTTGCTGTTGTCATTGCGTTCCTTTCGTTGCTACGTAATCACACTGTGTGATTATGTATTTATTTGAGCAAATAGGACTGCTCAAGACTTTGTGCCTTTTTCAGGCTTTGGTGGCATCTTCCCATGGTTGTTGCAAAGTAGGCGACCACCCCATGGACCACGCGGTTTTACGTTGTTATCACAGTCGCTGCCGTATCCGGCCGCTTCACATTTAATCTTGCTACCTCGAGTAAAGTTATTGACCAACGAAACGATAGCTCGTTTAATCACGGAGTTGTCTATGACGAAGCCGTTTACCTCGTGACATGACCAGCAGAGGTACTCGTTCCTACGATGTGATGGATCTCTGACGGCGTTGTCGCCTCCACATTTATCGCAGGGAGTAACTCTTTTAATGTGTCTTGTTCTATCTCTGTAGTGTTCCGCACAGAGAAGGTTGTCGTCTAGCTCGTACACGAGCACGTTGGACTCAGCACACAACGAACAGACTCCGTACACATATATCTGTTCTCGCTGGTTTGTTCCAGTCATCTGTCCTCCGTAAACGTCATTGGAATAACTATATTCCTATCTACCGTATCTGTAAAATTATATTTTTGGTGAGACTACTCCAAGAAGAGCGGTGTGCTTACTGGCAGACGCCATGTTGAACTGTGCCTCGGCGCGTGAGTCATACACTGTGGAGATGAGAAGTGTTGGAAGAACGAAGGCTACAGTTCCTGTTGCCATCGCAAAGAATCCTACGAGTGTAGGTGATGTTACGAAGATACCGATCATCGCGATAGTCCACAATCCGGCGATTACCTTTAAGGTAAATGAAATGCGGCGGTATTGAAATCCCTTACGGCGATACTCTTTTGTTGTTAGCATTTTAGTCCCTTTCGTCGTTTGGCGTACAGGTTAATTATATCAGGAACATCAGGAAAAGGAACTATCTGACGCGGAAGGTGTTTCTGAGACCAGGGATCTTTCGGCCCGCAGGTGATTTGGCTGTGATCTTTCCGCCCACGAATCCAGCGGGTGGTTTGATGAGTAGAGCCGTAAGGGCGTGGACCAGTGCGTCAACGCGGTCAGGTGATTTGCCTTCGCCTGGAATCCACGAGGTCATCTGGGACTCTAGCTCCGCTAGGTACCCTATGTGGTGAACACGGTTCTGCTCGTAAGCTAGCGTGATTGGCTCAGCTCGAAGGGCTTTGCCGTATTTAGAGTGGACCTCAAGTACCTTTACAGTTGGGTCAATTGTGTTAATGGCGTTGCGCACTAAGGCACCACCTTGGTTTACCTCGGCGATAACAGGGCAACCCCATTTACGCGCCATGGCTACTACCTTGTTTGCCCAGACATCGGGTGAGCCTAAGATTGAAGCATCCTCAAGCACCCAGCTCTGACGTTTGTATAAGTCTCTGTCTCCCGTTGAAGCTACAACAACGATGCCGCATTCATCTCGTGGATTTTCAGCTACCGATGGGTCAACACCGATACAACGAAGAGGAGCGCCTTGAGGCATAACAAGCTCGCGTGTCTTATCGATAAGCTCTACAGTCCAGAGAGCTCCTTCGACGTCTGAAAGCATCTCACCGTAAAGCTCCTGTGCAGCTAGACGAGTTCCTTCGTACACACCAAGGATGCCGTCCATGTAAGCTGCAGAAAGGTTTCCGCTGTTATCCATGGTTGAGCCTTTAGTAACTATAACTTTGCCAGGATGCGCATCGGCCTCACGCAACAGCTCATATAGCAACGGCACACGTTTTGGTGTTGTGGTAATCATAATTTTTGGATTCTTACCAAGACGAGTACCGATGCGTAAGTTTTCAAATGCGGTAAGCCCAGCTCCATCTGGAGTCTGACGCCAAGCTGCAACCTCATCTCCCCAAGCGTGTGTGAATTGAGGACCACGAAGAGAATCTGGTTCATCAGCTGTGAAGCATGTTGCCGTATTGCCGTTAGGCCAAGTTAATCTTCTCTTTGACGGCTCGTATAACGGACGCTCACTTGGAGGAGTTACGTTAATAATTCCTGATTCGCCTTCAACGATAACGTCACGTACGTCAGCCGCAGTACGAGCTACCAACGCAAAACGACGTTGACCGGTGTTTGTATGTTTGGCTTCTTCTCTTACCCACTCGGCTGCCGTACGAGTTTTACCTGCACCTCGACCTGCGAGGTACATCCAGATATTCCACTCATCGCCTTCAGGACGTTGTTGTTCAGGACGACCCCAGAAACCCCAGTCCCATTGAAGAGCGTCTGGGTCTAGACCTGCTAGAACTTCAATACGCTCTTCATCGGACATGTCGGCAATAATTTGTGCAAGACTTTTAGCCATGTGTACTATAGTACCTTATAAAAGGAAATGTTATACGGGTACGTTGCTAATATCTGAATATATTTCTGATACTACTGTTGCCCACACCTTTGGCGTGTGGTCGAAAGGTTGATAACCACCGGCTCCTCCAATAAGTACTCTGCCCTTTGCATGCTTGTTAGCGATGTCCGCAACGATGCGAGCAGCAGCTCGGTACCCAGGATAATCAAAGTTAAGACCAGACAATGGATCTGAATGATGTGCGTCAGCTCCGGTAGCTAGAAGAATAACATCTGGCTGAATATCATCCGCAAGCAGCTCGATCTCTTGCATCGCATCCAGAAATTCTACGTCACCATCTCCGTTAGCTAATGCCCAGTTGTATACTCCATTTTCTGGCTCGTTCTTAAGACCAGTTCCCGGGAAGATTCCACCTTGGTGGATACTTGCCGTAACTAGATTTCGATACGGGCGCAGGATATTCTCAACGCCGTCACCATGATGCGCATCCCAATCGATGTACATAGGCTTAAGCCCTGCAGCCATAAATAACTTAGCGGCTAACGCCATATCGTTGAACACACAAAAACCAGAGCTATGGTCATACTGCGCATGATGCTTAGCTCCCTGCGGATTGAAAGCTACCTGAGCTTCTCCTGAAAGAATTTTTTCATACATGCGAATAGTTCCCGCGGCCATCTCAAGAGCTACCTCACCAAGATGCGTTTGGTCTGGATACCATTCACCGCAATGACCTCTATCTAAAACCTTAGAGATGTATTCATCAGAGTGAACATGACTCAGCAGATCTCTATCAGACTCAGATGCAGATGGCTTAACCATTACCGGATCTAAGCTTTCAAGGAGCTCTACCGCGAGCTTAGCACGAACAGGATTAGTTGGGTGACTACCGTCACCAGCTCCTAGCTTCCAGTCTAAGTAGACATCGTCGTATGCGACGTGTAGCTTACTCATTATCAGTCTCGTTTAACGTTCGTAGGAACTTTTCAAACTCGCCGTTGCACAGAACGTACTTGCTTCGCTTATCACGAAGAAGAGTGATAGCTTCATCAGCAGTGTATCCACTCTGCATAAGAACTAGAGCCGCAGTTAGACCAGAACGGTTTAACCCAGCTTGGCAACGAATCAAAACCTTTTTACCAGCTTGCCACTTGCGGCGCGCAAAACCAACCGCACTAGCTAGAGCTTCTCTGTCAATGTGGTCTACGTCTGAATCGTAAAAACCAAAACGCATTTCCTCAACCATCCAGTCAACTGGATTTGCCCATGCGTATAGAGTTACTACCGCATCAAAATCTTTCTTTGTGATTGCCTTAGGAGCGTGTAAGTTTCCAGAATACTCAATTGTATCCAAGTCATCTGTGCCACCTACCCATAAACCTGGCAAGATCTCGCTGTATAGAGGAAAGTCCCAGTCGTCAATCTCGTGAGCTGGTGCGTATCCTTCGTTTGTATCAATGAGCTTTGCCATTGTATTTCTCCTTTTGTCATTTTGTCATTTAATATTACTATTATAT